GGTGTGCTCATCCCTGCTACGCTCAATGAGCTTTGCATGATAGTGCCTGAGGCCAGCATTACACCTACCACGAGTGATGGCACCATCGTGCTCGAAAACGTCAATGCACTCAATGATACGCTCATTGAGGTGCTGCGCTCAGCTATCCCTGTGGTAATCGCTGAACAGCAGTATGATGTGCAGCTCTTACTCCAGCAGCTGCTCACTGATTACAATAGCCTGTCATTCACATTAGCACGCGCCATGAGTGGTGTGTATGATGATGGTGAGGGTGAGCAGGAGAGTGAGCCTGCAGAGAGTGAGACAGGTGAGGATATGGCAGACGAGTATGCCACACGCGCTGAGGCTGATCGTGATACCACACCAGCTGAGCGCGAGGAAATGCCTGCAGGTGACTTTGTTATCCCTGAAACGCGTAATTTTCCTGTAGTAACACCTGATGACATCCCTGCAGCAGTCTCATCGTGGGGTAGATATCAGGGTAATGTAACGTTTGAGGAGTTTAAGGCTCGCCTCATTGCACTGGCTCAACGCAAGGGCCGCGCGTTTGTCGATGCACTACCTCAGGCATGGCGTGATGAGATGGCACAGCGTGTGGCACGCGCGCTCATCCGATATTAGAGGATTATGGATATGCAACATAAAACTATTAAATCATCAATCCAAGCCATGAAAGCCACGAGTGAGTACACACTCCGTGGTAAAGGCGTGGTATATGGTGGCCGTGATCTGCAGCATGAAACATTTACGCGTGATACCGATTTTGGTGGCTCACGCTCATTTGTCGGTATGCCTGTGTACTATGATCACGCACTCGGTGGCATCGTGTCACAGGTAGGCACTGTGAGGCAGTGGCAACCTGTTGATGATGGCATTGATGTAGAGATAGAGCTCGATCGCAGGCACAAGTATGTGCAGCAGGTGATGGAGTTAGTACGAAAAGGCGCGTTAGGGCTCAGCACAGGTGCGCTCTCGCACTTGGTGGAGCGTGAGGGCTCGACTATCAAACGCTGGATCATTGGAGAGATATCACTCACACCAACACCAGCAGAGCCCAAAACATTTACGTATGCTCAGATGGTAGAGGCAGATGCACAGGCTGGCAACAGCGCACCTGCGAGCACATCAGCAGATATCAAACACACACAATCAGGAGAAACTACAATCATGGATCGTGAAGAATTGAAAGCGGCTCTCGTGGAAATCGCTGGAGAGCCTGTGCAGGGTGGCGGCGTGATCGCTGCGCAAGCACCTGCAGCCAAAAAGCTCACTACCAAGGGCTTTAGCAATGAGCCTATGCAGGCACTCATGCACTGGATCAAGACGGGTGACGACATTGGCGCACGTCAGTCACTCAAGGCGGCGATGAATGAGGGCACAGGCTCACAAGGCGGCTTTTTGGTGCCTGAGGATTACGCCACGCAAATTGTCGACAAGCGTGATGAGACATGGATTGGTGCAAAGCTGCCTGTACAGCGATACACCACCAGCCGCGATATCTTCAACATCGCCGATCAGGACAGCAAGAGTGATTTTGCATTTGTCGCTGAGGCTAGTGCAGCAAACTTTGATGAGCCTACGTTTACCAACAGCGCAATTACCATCTACACGGCATCACTGGCTATGAAAGTCAGTAATCAGCTGTTGCGTGACGAGGCGATGGATCTGCAGGGCTTTTTGGCGCGTGAGATTGGTCGAGCCTATGCACGCCACCTCAATCAGTACATGATCAGTGGCACTGGTAGCTCACAGCCATATGGTATCTTGGCACGCGCGACTGTGAGTGAAACACTCGCAGGTGCTGCAGCCGTTGATGCAGCCGACATCATCAACATTGCGCACAAGCTGCCTGCATGGTATGCCGATGACACTGCATCAGTGGGCTGGATCATGCGCAATAGCACACTCGGTGCCATTCGTGCACTGCAGGGCAACTTTTTCAGCTTTGCACCAACGCCATCAGGCAGCATGGAGAGCCTCTACGGTAAAAACGTGGCACTCACTGACCACATCGCTGCACTGGGTACCACCAACAAGCCCATCATCTTTGGCAACATGCTGTATTACGCGTTTGTTGAAAACATGGGCCTCGAAATCAGCCGCAATCCATACCTCTACCAAGCCAACTATCAGACTGGCATTTTCACCACGGTGCGATGGGGTGGCGATGTAACGCAAGCTGAGGCCTTTGTCTATGGGGTCAATCCGTAATGAGTGATTTGGTGCTTGTAAAACTGCTGCTCGGTTTGGTGCGCGCAGAGAATAACAGGCTCAAGGCCTACAACGCTGGTGACGTGATAAGCGTCACCAGCAAGGAGGCTGAGCATATGGTATTTCGGCGGCGTGCAGAGCGTGTGGAGCCTGAGGCACCACCAGTGAGCACAGAGAGCGCACCAGCCAAGCTTGCACCATCACGCAAAAAGCGAGGCTCATAGTGGCATACATAACTGCAGCAGAATTGCGTGATTACATTGGCGCATCATCGCATGCTGATGATACGCAGCTGGGATATGCAGCTACGCGTGCCCAGCATATGGTAGATGCATACTGTAATCGTACATTTGAGGCTGCAGCAGATACCACGCGCTATTACAATGCGCTTGATATCCGCTATGGTGGCAGCATTGACGCGTTTACACAGACGCTCATGCTCGATACTGATTTGTGCCAGCTCACGAGTGTGACAAATGGGAATAGTCAGGTAATTCCCACAGCCTCACTCAATTTGCTGCCAACAAACTTCACACCAAAGTATGCCATCAAAATCAAGAGCAACACCTCATATGTGTGGACATATGTAGGTGAGCCTGATACTGCTATCAGTGTAGTGGGTCGTTTTGCGTATAGCATCACTGCACCTGCTGACATTGTGGCAGCAACTATCAGGCTTGCAGCATACATCTACAGACAGCGTGAGGGTACACCTGATACGGATCGCAGTATCATCTCACCTGATGGATTTGTATTGCAGGCTGCACGAGTGCCAACGGATGTGGCCGTTACGCTGGATCCATATCGCAGGAGATCATAGCCATGGGGAGCAATCTCACCAGCATCCTGAGCGCAGTGGCTGCAGTCACTATCAATCTTGATGGGGATAATGTGGATGTGTGGCTCACCAGTGAGGTAATGGACACTGCTGAGATACCACAGCTGCCTGTACGTATCATCAGCCCACTCGGGATGCAGGGTGTGCGCATGAAGCAGCAAACGCTTGGAGCTGGTGCAGTGCTCAGTGCAGAGTGGCGTGTCACGGATACGCTGCTATTGCGCGCGGTGGGTATGGGGCTTGGCATGCGTGACGTGGCTGATCTGTATACCGAGTACATGAGTGAGTACCTCAATGGCATGCGCGCACTCATCACCAACACATGGAAGTTAGAGACACTCGAGCAAAAGCCCATGGTGCTTGAGTATCCAGCAGGCAGCGGCCGCAAATACCATGCGGTGATGTGTACGCTGTTATTTAGTGAAATTGTTCAATAGGAGAGATATCATGGCACAAACTACGGGAGCTGTAACAGGAGCTGCATCAACAATCTCAGTGAAGATCAATGCAGCAGCCACGTTTACGGACATTTCAGGCAGCACACAGAGCATTGATGCACCAACATCCACACGCATCACTGGTGAGGCCTATACGCTCGAGGGCGACATTGCACTCACCACGGTGGGCAAGCGCGAGCCAGTCGAGGTCACCGTCAATGTGATTTATACAGAGGTAAGTACGGAAGCATTTTTGCTCTTGCAGGATGCATTTGTCAATAACCACACCTGCCAGCTCAAGTGGCTGCCAAAGGGCACAGGCTCAGGTAACGATGATTACACCACTGCCACTGATAGCCGCATTACTAGCCTGCAGTATGCACCGATTGACGCAAGTGGTGCAGGCCCAATCATGTGTCAGTTTGTGGTGCGCTCGTCAGCCATCACCTACACTGCAAACACCTAGGAGTATTACCTATGAAAGCTACCTACACTGTAGATATTAAACGGCTATCCATAAGGGATGGTGCTACACTGCAGCGAGCGATTAAAGACGGCATTGATATCATGGCATTTCTACCTATCCTGAATAAATTGGTCATCATGGATGATGGCAGCAATGCTGAGGATCTGCCATATGAGCACCTCGAAGAGATACTCATTGCCATAGGTGAGCGTATCAGCAAGCCAAACCCTACCTAAAGCAGGCCCTGCTGGAGCATCTGTTTACCAGTGGGCCTGCTCCATGGGAGTACATTGAGCTCATTCTCTGCAGAGATGTATATCACTGTGTGCCAAGTGCGCTGCCTGACTTTGAGACCATCGTGCAGACACTCATGATGCTGCAGGTAGAGCAGCAAGTGCAGCAGATGAAAAGGAAATGATATGACTGATCGCGCAGTGGTGGTGCGTTTTGTTGGTGAGGATGATGTAACACCAGTCGCAAAATCAATTCAGGGCTCAGTCAATGAGCTGGGCAGCACTGCAGATAAAGCAGGCAGTAAGTTTGATGCACTCGGCAAAATCGCTGAGGGTGCATTTATGCGCTTAGGCAACATCATCACAGATGTTGCGCTTGCTGGTGTGCAAAAAGTCGGTCAATTTTTCAGCGATAGCATTGCAGAAGCCACTGATTTTCAAAATGTGTTTGCGCAAACACAGGCCGTTATTGCCTCGACAGGTGCAGCAGCAGGTAAGAGCGCACAGGATTTTGTCGATTTAGCCAGCTCACTCAGTGCTGCAAGTGGGCTGTCTTTATTTAGTGATGATCAAATACTTGGTGCACAAAATCTGCTCGCAACTTTCACACAAATTGGTGGGCCAACGTTTGACAATGCCACACAGGCTATCCTCGATGTATCACAGGCAATGGGGCAAGATCTAAAGAGCTCTACCATACAAATTGGTAAGGCGTTGAATGATCCTATTGCAGGGATTGGCGCGCTCTCACGCGTTGGCGTGCAATTCACTAGTGACCAAAAAGCCATGATTGAGAGTATGGTAGAGGGTGGCAATGTAGCAGGGGCTCAGGCAGTCATCCTCGAGGAGTTAAATAAGCAATTTGGGGGTAGTGCTGCTGCTGCAGTCAACACGTATGCTGGACAGATGACAGTGCTCTCAGAGCAATTCAACGATGTAAAGCAGGGAGTGGGTGAGGCTTTGCTGCCTATCCTGCAGGAGCTTGGTCGTTTTGCAGTGCAGTATGTGGTGCCTGCAGTGCAGGAGATGGCTACAGCCTTTACTGAGTGGGTAAATAGCGTTGATTGGGGCGGCTTGATGAATATCTTTGATAGCCTCTTCACTACACTGAGCGACAGCATCACGAGTGTGGATTGGGATGGCATTTTTGCCACCATCAGCACTGCCATTGATACAGTGCTCACGACATTCTACACATTAAGAGATGTATTTTATGAGGTGCTTGGTGCCATCACCACGCAAATTGATATTTTCTGGGGCATTGTGGAGCCTGTATGGAATCAGCTTGCAGCTGTCTTTGAAGAGGCATACAGGCAGCTTGAGCCACTCGGCGCGGTGTTTAATGAGGCCTTTGGTGATGTGAGCAAACAATCAGAGGCTATGGCACCAATAGGCGAGATTTTAGGGAATATTACTACTGCAATCCTCAATGTGGTGGGTGTGATTGTGCAGGTGCTTGTGCCGATCATTCAAGTGGCGTTTCCGATTTTCATCAACTACATAAAGGATTTAGTAGACACCTTTATGCGTTTATACAACACTATCAATTACGTGTTTAGTGGCAAGATGCAGCAGGACATCAGCAAATGGTGGGAGGATACCGTGAATGGCATATCTACAAAAATCAGCAACGTCATTGCATCGGTCAAGCAGGTAGGCACCAATATCATCAGCGGTCTTATTGATGGTATTGAGAGCATGAGGCAAAAACTATACGACAGCTTTAGCAATCTCGTGACTGGTGCAGTGGCGTGGCTTAAAAAGCTGCTAGGCATTGCCTCACCATCAAAACTGATGGCTGATGCAATCGGTAAACCGATGGCGCAGGGCATCGCTGCTGGTATGCTCTCATCAGCAGGGGCTGTGCAAACGGCTGCAGGGCTCACGGTAAGTGGTGCAGGTGCTGCCACAGTGAATAATTACTACCAGCTCACAGCCACATACAACACCATGCAGAGTGAGAGCAGCATCCTGCAGGATATGCGCGCACTGCAGTTAGCATCAGGAAATTACTAGTATGCCAATATCATCACCAACCATAGGTATGCCATACTCACTCACCTACAGCATAGGTGGCACAGTCTATACGCTGAGTGGCTACGATGCTACATCAGGGCTCACGTTTGGCTATGGTGGTGATGCTGGATTTGGCATGGCACCACTGCATAGGATTACACAGCGTGGCCCGATGCAGCAGGGTGATACAGATGAGGATTTTCGCCTCGATCCGCGCATCCTACAGCTACCACTCATTGTGCGCTGTGATACGCTCAATGCGTACTATCAATCACGCGAGAAAATCCTAAACATCTTTACACCATCAAACGTGGCAGGTGAGCTCACTGTCACGCGGCCTGATGGTGCACAGCGCAGCATCCTCTGCAAAACGCTTGGAGGGCTCACGTATGACTACTCACCAAGTGATGGCTATGCCATACGCACAGTAGTGCAGCTACGCGCGGATGATCCCACATGGTATAACCCTGCACCAGTCACTACAGTAATCTCACCAGCAGTGGCAGGTACACCGATGGCAATCCCACTAGTAATGCCATTCACAATGGGTACCTCTACCATCAATACCACTATGAGCATTACGTATGATGGCAACTGGCTCAGTTATCCCGTCATCACTGCCACAGGCTCGATTACGAATCTCACTATCACTAACAACACCACAGGCTTGAGCATTGTGGTGAGTGGCAACATCCCTGCAGGCCGTGTGTGGACATTTGATCTACGCTATGGATATAAAACAGTGTACGATGATTTAGGCGTTAATCAGATCAGCACCATCACCACTGCATCAAATCTCGCTACGTTTGCACTCGTGAGCGCACCAACAGCAGTGAGTGGTGTGAA